AACAGCAATAGAAAAAATGAAAAAAATCGGCTATGAAAAATCAGAAGCAGACACAGCAGACAACAAATGCAAAAATGCTGATGAAGAAGAAAAAGAAGAAAAATTTGAAGAAGAAAAAGAAATAGCTGAAAACAAAAAAGCTAAAAACGAAGACGAAGAAGAAAAAGAAGAAGACAAAAAAGAAGACGAAGAAAAAGCAGAAAATAAATGCAAAAACTCTATGGATGAAGTTAGAGAAATCGTAAACAATTCTTTTGATGTTCAAGTTTCTTCTTACGTTTCACGTGCAGATAGATTAAAACTTGGTGATAATTACTAATAGATAGGAGATTTAGAAATGACACAACCATTTTCACTAACAGCGGATAAGGTACAACCTGCAGAAGGCTTGTATGCTTACATCCCTAATTTACCACAACAACACAATGCTATTTTCTACTCAGGTACATCAACTGACAAAGCACACGCAGGTCAAGTAATGGCATTGTACACATCATCTACAAATGCTGTAGCTCCTGAAGTTGTAGCTTGTGCAACAACAGACGTAGCTCCATTCGGTATTGTAGTTTATGATTGCAGACTACCTGAATATGCAGTAGGCGATAAAATTGCACTTGCTAAAGAAGGCGATGTAATTTATATGATAGCAGGCGGAACTGTTGCAGTAGGTGATGAATTAACATTCAACGCTTCAACAAGAAAAGTTACTAAGGGTGCAGGTTCAACAACTACTATAGGTACAGCTTTAACACCTGCAAGCTCTAACGGCTTTGTACAAGTAGCAATCAAATTTAATACTTATATTACACCATCAACATAATAGAGAAAGTTAGAAAAAAGGAGATAAACAAATGGAAAAACAAATAGGTTTAAATGGAGCTAAACAATTTCAAAACGCTCTACGTTCTAACTTGCAACGTGTATCAAATAGTTTGAATGCTAGTACAGGTTTAGAACAAGTAGTTACAACCCTTACTCAAATTGTAGCAGGCGTTGTAGAAACTAAATTTTACGAATTGAACGGACAAAAACTTTCAGACTTCGTTAAAATTGAAGTAGGTCAAGGTGCTTATGCTGACAAATTATTGCAATATGCAGTAAATTATGTTGGTAATGCAGGCAAACAAGGTTTAATCAATCCAACTGCAAACGGCATTAACAGAGACGCTAATTCATCAGTTCAAATTGGTTCTTTCACAATGGAAAACAATTTCTGGCGTTGGGACTACTCAGTTACTAATGAATTAGTACAAATGGCACAAAGAAATGCTGAAACATTCTCAATCATTGAAGAAAATGAAAAAGCTCGTAAGAAAATTTGGGACTTGATGTTACAAGACGCTTGGTTCATCGGCTTAGATGACGGTAAATCTTTCGGTTTATTGAACAACCCTAATGTAACAGTTGATACAACTTTGTTATCAGCAGGCTACAAATTGTCTGAAATGAACGATACAGCATTCCAAGCATTTATCGCAGGCTTACCTGCAGTATTTATGCAAAACTCAGCTTATGCAATTAACTTCAACAGATTGTTAATTTCAAGTGCTGATTACTTTTCATTAACTCAACCATTCGGACAATATGGCTTGAACAGATTACAAGTATTAGAAGACGCTTTGAAACGTGTTTCAGGTAATGACTTCAAAATTGTTCACGCTAAATATTGTGATAATGCAAACACAGCAGGGTCTGGTGCTAGATACGTTGTTTATAATGATGACGCTGATAATATTTGTTCTTACTTGCCTGTACCTTATACTCCAATGCCATTGATACCTCAAGGATCCTTGGATTTAATCTCACAAGCACACGGACAATTTGTAACACCGTTTGTTAAGAGAACAGGTGCAGTATTGTACATTGATGAACAGTAAGCATAGGAAAGAGGGATAACTATGAAACTTGAAAACAAATCACCACGTAATTATATGTATGCAGAAAATGGCAAAGTTGCTATATTCAAAAAAGATACAACTATTGAAGTTGCTGAAGATATAGCAAAGAAACTATTAAAACTGCCTGATATAGCAGAAGTGGTCGACAAAGAGGACGTGGAAAAGTTAAAAGCTGAGATTGAAGCTTTAAAAGCTGAAAAGAAAACTTTATCACGTCAAGAAATGCTAAAAATTGCAGAAGAAAAAGGACTTGAATTTAAAAAGAACATCTCAAATGCAAAGTTAGCAGAATTAATTAAATAGTTTTATTTGGCGGGGGTTAATTCTCCCGCCTTGTAAACTAACAAGGGTTAAATAATGTCAATTTTAGATATAGTATCAGTAAATGATTTTAAAACACAATTCCCACGTTTTCAGCCTGTTTATTTACCTGTTTATGCAGAGGGTACATATTTTAAGGATGATATTGTTTACTACGAGGGATTATTTTATATATGCATTGTAGAAAGTACAACGGCACTCCCTACGGTTCAAACTGATTGGAAGTTATATAATACAACCGTTTACAATTATACAAGGGATGAGGATATAACAAACGCATTCAATGAAGCAGTTGTAAACTTTAACGAAAATCTTTTCAGAGATGACGATACAAAGAAATTAGTTTTTTTATATTTAACTGCTTATTATTTAACAGTAGATTTTATGAATGCTCAAGGCGGTAGCTACAAAGGACTTACACAAAGTAAATCAGTTGGTAGTGTATCGGAAAGTTACGCAATACCTCAATGGATGTTAAATAGTCCGTTGTTAAGTATGTATTGTAGTAACGGCTACGGGTTAAAATATTTATCATTAATAAAACCTTACTTAATAGGCAATATATACGTTGCAAGAGGTGCTACAACCATTGACTGAGATTAAAATAAACATTGATAAAGGCAAGATAAAAAAACTTATTGACGGTTTAGGAGATAAAAAAGCCGTTAAAGTTGGTTTAATTGCTGGCAAAGGTGGAGATGATTTAATCTCAGAGGATATGGACTTGGCGGGCATTGGTGCAGTTCAAGAGTTCGGTGCAACAATACAAGTAACAGATAAAATGCGTGCTTGGTTTCATTATCAAGGTGTACATTTACCAAAAGATAAAACAATTATAAATATACCTGTTAGAAGTTTTTTAAAAACGCCTTTAGAGGATAAGAAAAGACTTCTTAAAAACATAACTAAAAACATAAATTTTGATGACTTAATAGAGTATGTTGAAAAAACAGGAGATTTAGAAAGTTTAGCGGTTATAATTGGTTCGGGTGCAGTTGAAACAATCAATGAAGCTTTTGATACTGACGGTTTTGGTAATTGGAAACCTAACAGTCCATTTACAATAGAACATAAGAACGGAAAAGAAAAACCGCTACAAAATACAGGTGATTTGAGAAGAAAAATAACTTATGAGGTTATAAATAATGGCTAAAAAGATTTTATGTAAAGATTGTAAACACAATCAAGGAAAATGCGAATATAATATATTAGTACACGTGAAAAACAGACACGAAACTATTGAATATAAAGAATTAGATAAGACAGAATGTAAACATTATGACGTTTAATTTTAATAAAAATGCAAGTTTAATAAACGGTATGCCACAAATGCGAGAAACTCTCACAGGGTGGGAAGTACCAATTACACTACAAAAAGTAATACAAAATGTAGTAAATGGCTTTGCGGTAGAAACTACAAAAGAAGTAACTTTTCAAGGCACGTTTCAACCATTATCAATGGAAGAATTACAATCTAAGCCTGAAAATATGCGGTCTTGGGAGTGGGTATGGATACACGCAAAAGCGGGTTCATTAAACCTACAAACAGCCGATAAGATAATATTTAACAATAAACGCTATAAAGTAATAAGTTTAAAAGATTATAGTTTAAATGGCTTTATAGAGTATGAATTAGTAAGAGATTACGAGAATGCAAGTACCTATTGAACAAATAATAGTTAAATTAATACAAGACTTTATGGGCTTGCCTGATAATTATGGAACAGACGTAAACGGTAATATTATACCTTGCGTAAGCATAGCCTCGCAAAATATAAAGCTGTTTAATACGCCTGAATTACAAATAACAGTAAAAACAATTTCTAATCAAGTTTATTCAAATCGTAAAGAGTATTTTGATGTTACGGAAACCATAAACGAACAACAAGTAAGCAAGCTATGCGAAAGAATAAACTTTAATGAACAAAGAGTAATGCAGATTGACGCTTACAGCCGTAAGAATGACGCTTTACTAAGGTTTAATGAAATACAAATGAGTTTAACCTCTACTTTAGCAGAACAACTAGAGGATGAGTACCAATTTAAAATAGGTAAAATATCACAAAGTTATAATTTATCAGGTTTAGACGGTGGTTCTGATATAAACCGATTTACAATAAGGTTTAATTGTATTTCTTGGCAAGAGATTGTTAAAGATGTTCAATACTATGACAAATATACAATTACAGAGCAAGACCATTACGACAAGATAAATTTCAGAATAGATATAAACAAATAGAGAAAGGAAAAAAGAATGGGAACTATTGATTTATCAAATACAATCAATGTATCTTTGAGTGCAACTCCGCAAGGTTTAAGAGATTTTGCAACAAATACTATTTGTATTTTTTCAAACGAACAACCGCTAAGTGCAGAGCCTTATATTACGGCAGTTAATGCTCAAGATATTATTAATGAGTATGGTACAAATAGTTTGACTGCTAAAATGGGAACAGCTTTATTTACTCCAGTCCCTAATCTTAGAACTGGTAAAGGACAAGTTTATGTATTCCCTTATACAGCAACAAACGCAACAAGTGCTACAACAACAACTATTGCTATTACAACAACTATTGTTGAAGCTTTAAAACTTATTACAAGCGGAGATTTAACAATAGGCATTGACGGTACAGATTTTCACGTATCAGGATTGAATTTCGGTGCTGTATCAGATATTAACGATGTTGTAAAAGTATTACAAGCACAAAACTTAGATTGTAATATATCAGTTGTAGATACAAATCAAATACAATTCCAATCGAGACGTTATGGTGCTACAAATAGTGCTATTACATTGAAAGCTACAACAACTCCAGTTGGAACTGATATTTACGGTTCAAGCTATTTAGACGGTGCTAACCAAACAGGCGTCGCAGGTGTTGACGCAACAGGAACAACCTTAGCGGAAGCAGTAGCACAAGCAGAACAACAATTCTATTTTGGTGTAGCATTAACAACTCAAAATTGTGAAAAATCTTTAATATTTGCAAACGCAACAGCTATTCAAACAAAAGACCATTTATATTTTGAAGCTATGCAATCACTAAAAGATATACAATCTTTAGGTACAGATATTAAATCAGCAGGGTTAAATCATTCACACATCTTAGCTTATTCTTTTGCAGGTGCAACGGGTGCTAAACAAGCTGTAGCAACTTATGCAAGTATAGCTTGCTCAACTAACTATTCAGCAACTTCAACAGTTTTAACAATGAATTTGAAAGAATTAACTGGCATTTTACCTGACTTGAACTTAAACCAAACTTATTACACACAAGCGAAGGCTAATGGTGTTGATATTTACGGTTCTACTGAGGGCTTAGGTTGCGTATATTCTAACTCAAATAGTAAATATACCGATGAAGCTACAATGGATTTATGGTTGAAAAAAGCTCTTGAAGTAGCAGGATTTAACTATTTAAGAAAAACAAATACAAAAATACCTCAAACAGAAAGCGGTATGACAGGATTAAAACAAGCATACGCTAATGTTTTAGAACAAGGTATAAGAAACGGATGTATCGCAGGCGGTAAATGGAACGATAGTATTCCATTTGGAGACCCTGAGTTATTTGATGAAAATATAACTAATAAAGGTTATTATATTTATTCAATACCAGTAGCACAACAATCACAAACAGAAAGAGAAAACAGGGAAGCTCCTGTTATTCAAATAGCTGTAAAACGTGCAGGTGCTATACACAGCTCAAACGTAATAGTAAATATACAAGCATAGGAGTTAAATAAATGACTAATTTTGTTTTAACAGGTGCAGATACTATTATTATTAACGACATACCAGTTAGAGATTTTGCAGACGGTGATATAGGCACTTTGGACTTGCCTAATAACATATTTGCAGGACAAACAGGTAAAAACGGAAATACAATATTTGCACTAGATGAAAGCGGAAATAACGCAACATTAACAATGCGTATTTTATTATCAAGTGGTGATGATAAACGCTTTAACGGTATGATACCAACTTCTGACGGTTTTGCAAGTACAGTTCTTGCAACTGGTTCGGTAGTAAAACAAGTTGGTGACGGTCAAGGTAATATATCATACAATACTTATTTATTAAATGGTGGTATGATACAAAAGAAACCTAACATTACAACTAATGTAAACGGAGATACATCACAGGGCGTTTGCGAGTACACTTTTTATTTCGCTAGTGCTGAAAGAGCAATATCATAAGTAATATAAAGAGTTTTTAGTGTTCTATGGTAGAAATGCCATAGAATGCTATTAAACTCGGAAAGAGGGAAAAATGATAGATATTAAAACACAAAACGGACAAAAACGACTTGTAATTAATTGTGCAACTACAAAAGAGGTTAAAGAATTAAAACGGGTTATATTAAAAGAATTAACTAAGTACCCTTTAGGGTTAAAACTTTTGGGTAATGATAAAGATACTTTTAATAAAGAGGTAGATTTTAGCGGTGTATTTGAATTTATAAAAAATGTTATTATTAACATAGACACATCGGAAGAATTTGATAGTGCTATTTATGCTTGTTTATCACATTGTACTTATGATAGTACAAACGTAATAAACGAACAATTATTTGATAATAACGAAAAGGCTAGAGAGGATTACTACGAAATAGTGTTTGCTTGTATAGAGGAAAATTTAAGACCTTTTATCAAGAGCCTAGTTTCTATGTGGAAAATCCAATCTCAAAGGATGGACTTAAACCTACTGTCAGATATAACAACGTTGACGACATCGACAAAATAATATACTCGCTGACTAAGGCGGGGTGGTTTGGCGGTAATCCCTCTACCGCCTATAACTGCCCGATTGATGAGTTATTTAACGCTTTTTATTATGAAATGATGACGAGGGATTACGAAGCAAGTTATTTTGAATTAAACAAGGCTAAAAAATGAAACTAGGCGAACTTTTTATACAATTAGGTGTTGCAGGCGATACAAAAGAGCTTGATAAAACCCTAAAACAACTTGATAAAGCTGAAAAAGTAAATAATAAAGTTGCTAAAGCTGAAAAGGCACTTGGTAGAGAATTAACCGAGAATGAAAAGAAATGGCTAAAAAATAAAAATGCTATTAATGAAGTAAGAAACGGTTTAAACGGATTTTTAAAAGCAACTGCAGGGATAGCTACAGCAGTAGCAGGCTCGGTTATAGCTTTTGACCGTATGGCTAATGCTATGTTTAATGCCAATCAACAATTAATTACTTTTCAACGTACAAGCGGAATATCTTTAAATACACTTAATAGATATGCAAGTGCAAGTTCTTTAGTAAATTATAATGCAAGTTTACAAGGCACTGCACAAAGTTTACAAAATGTAGCTAATAACCTATGGGATATACAAATGGGTAGAGGTGATATATCACCTTTTCAAGAGTTAGCTTTTGTAGGCGGTAAGGGTATTAATCCCTTTGGTAAATCTTTAGAACAAGTAATAGAAGAAATTAGAGAAAGTATTAAAACAGTTGACGACTTACAAGCAACTAACATCATAACAAGAATGGGTTTTTCACCTGACGACTTGATGATGTTAAGAATGACTAAAGGTGAAATCGCTGAAATAAACAATTTATTCTTAAAAGCAGGCGAACAAGAACGACTAAATAAATATGCTTTACAAGTAAAAAAAATACATATAGAATTTAATACTTTAGGACAAAGACTATCTCTAAAATTAATGCCTACATTTATTAAATTTATAGACCATTTAGCAGAAATGGGAAAAAGATTTATAGAATTGTGGGATACAAGCGAACAATTTAGAAAATCAATTGGAATGCTAGGTGTTGCTCTTGGTGCATTCTTTACTATGTTAAATCCTAAATTAGCAAAATTAACATTCTTAATTGCAGGGCTTTTATTATTATTGGATGATATCGCTGTTTATTTTATGGGTGGAGATAGCTATTTTGGTGATATGATGAAAGCTCTTGATAAATTTAGTAAAAAAGAGGTTGAACAAGCTGAAAAAGATAAAACTCAGTCAACAAAAAATATAGAAAAATTAAAACAAATGGGTGTAGGAAATGAACAAACACTTAATAATCCTAATGTTGTAAGAGCTTTAGGCGGAATAAGTGACGCTGATACCAATTGGAGAAGTAAAATTTTTAATAAAGAATTTTTAGCAGAAAGTTTCTTCGCTAGTGCTAGAAGAACTTTCAGACAGCCTGAATTTGGATTATATAAAAAGTTAGCTGATAGTATTCCTACTCCAACAAATCTAGCAAGAAGAGCAGTTGAAAATTTAAACATAAGTCCACAAACAACAATTTATACTACTCAACCTGCTGATAAAGCAATGGGCGATAATATTAATAATGATATACAAAATGCTACAATGCAATTTTTACCTCAAGGGCGTTAGAAATGACTTTTAAAAAAACTGTAACAAATTATTTAAGCAATAAAAAAGACAGCGATATAAGAGCGGATTTATTATCATTAAATCCTGCTGTATTATTTACAAATAAAGGTTCAAAAAACAATCGTTTTGGAGATATTTATTTGTTTAATAATTTTGGTTATGCTACAAGTAACAATTTAATGTCAACTTCTAACATAACAACTCATTATACGGAACAAAATGTTACAATGAATGACCATTGGGCTATTGCACCTGAACAATATACTTTAAGCGGTGTTATAGGTGAGGTGGTATATAATAAACCTCATTTATTTACTGATTTTATACAAAAAAGAGTTACAAACTATTTACAACCTTTAACAATGTTATCACCAACAATAAACAGTTATACTCAAAGTGCAATTAATGTAGTAGGACAAATAGAAGCAACATTAGATAGATATGGTACTATTGCACAAAATATATATCAGCAAATAAAAGAGGGCGATAGACGTTTTGATATATATACTAATCAGCAACTTTTATATGAAAGTTTAAGAAGTTTACAATTAAATAGACAACTTGTAACTATTTATACACCATATAAAGAATTGCAAAATATGGCAATTACAAGTATTATTTTTAGACAAGAAAATAGTACAATGCAAAGTAATATTGAAATAACCCTGCAAGAGTGGCGTGATGTTGAAATAACAACAAGACAAGCGACTGAAACAGAAAAAGCAGGGTTTGCTAATATGCAAAAACAAGTAGAAGAAAATAGCGGAGTTGCTACTACACAAGAAAAAGGTGAATTAAAAAGTTATGCAAAAGAAATGGGTTTAGGCAACTTATTAAAAAATATGATAGGAATAGTTTTTCAATAATGAAACAAGTATTAAATTTAACATCTAATGCAAGACAAACAATGCAATTACCTATAGAAAATGGTAATACAGCTACATTTAATTTATATTATAATCCTACACAATATGCGTGGTATTTTGATTTAATATATAATGATTATGAAATATACGGTTCAAAAGTTGTTTTACATCCAAACATCATAAGACAACAACGTAATATTTTACCTTTTGGAATTGCTTTTCTTGCTAAAGGTAATGTAGAGCCGTTTTCGATAGATGATTTTGAAAATGAAAGAGTTAGAATGTTTCTTCTAACACAAGATGACGTAAACACTACAGAGGAATATATTTATAATGGTTGATACAGAAAACGAACAAACATTTACTTTAACCTCTGAGGTTACAAAAATTAATGCCCCTCATCAATGGATATGGGAGATGTCTATTACTTACATAAACGAACAAGGGCAATATGAAACAAAAAAATTCGGTTATCCATTAACCTTACAATTTAATATTGTAAGAAATACACTTGCTCAATCTAATACAGGTGATTTTACCATATATAACCTTGCTAAAGCTACAAGGAGTGCTATATTTCAAGATAGGTTTGCAACACAAATTATTAAATATATTACTTTAAATGCAGGTTATGAGGGTAATTTAATACAAGTATTTAGGGGTAAAATACAAGAATGTTACTCTAAACGTGTAGGCGTTGATGTTCTAACAAATATCAAAGCTTGGGATATAGGCGTTAATGAAAGAGTTATGTGTGTAACTTTTCAAGCGGGGACAACCTTTAAAGACGCTATTAAAAATGTTTTAGCACAAAGCCCTTATGATTTAGGTGCAATAGGTGATATACAAGGTACTTTTAAGACTGATACAAGTTTTGTAGGTACACCTTTAAATATTGCTAATCAAATAACAAACGGGCATACTTTTGTTGATAATGGAACTGTAAACACACTTAATAATAATGAGTGCTTAGATACAGGGGTTTTAGTTTTAGATGATAAAACTTTAATCGGAACACCTGAAAGACGTAATCAAAGCGTAACAGCTAACATTATATTTAATCCTAGTTTAATGGTAGGACAATTAATAGAAGTTCAAAGTAGTATAGCAAGCGAATTTAGTGGTACATATTACTTAGGCGGTATGACACACTCAGGCACTATATCAGGTGCGGAAGCAGGACAAAGAATAACTACAGTTGATTTATTATGTGGTGCATTCTTACCTAACTCTGATACTAATATTACAGGACAAACTCAACGTGTAGGCTTTACAAAAGTTAAACAAGAAAAAGTAACGCCAGTTAATACGAACTACGGTTCAAGCGTTGAAGAAGTTTATAGATATATTAAAGACCATAGAGGCAATGTATCGGGATTAACTAAACGTATAACACCGCTTATAAGTTGGAAAGATATGTTACAGCCTGCAGGTAGTGGTAATAAAAACGCTGATATAAATGCTCAAATAACTAAAGATATTTTATATAATTGTGAAAATATAGCACAACAATTAACTAATTTTATGAATACTTATTGTAAAGGTTATAAAATTAAAATTGTTAGCGGTTGGCGTACAATTCAAAATAATGCTAGCCTTTCAAATGCTTCAAAAGAAAGTGTACACTTAAGGGGCGGTGCTATTGATTTTACAGTAACAAACGCTCCTAGTTATACAGTATTTTATAACTATTTTTATCCGTCTTGGCAAAACTTCACTTATTTATATCGTGTAAGTAGTTCAAGTAGGTATAATATACACGTTCAAAATACTTTAGGAAAAGGTGGAGCTAGAAGAAGTAAAGGCAACTAATGAATAATTATAATACATTAAGGCACGAGCCTGACTTATACCAGTTATCACAATCTATATGCGATAATGTAGCTTATAACCGTATTAATTGTGTAAGAATAGGCATTGTTGAAACTTTTGACGGTTCAACCTGTACAGCACAAATAAGAATTGCTAATAAAATGGTTATAGGCTTAGATGACTCAGGCATTCAACAAACTATTGATTATCCATTAATAACCGCTAAAGTGTACTTTTTAGGTAATAAAGATAGAGGCGTTACAATACCTTTATCAAAAGGTGATGAGGGTATTATATTATTTAACGATAGAGAAATAGAAAGTTGGTTTATAAATGGTGAAATAAATAATCTATCTTATGATAGATGTCATCACATAACAGACGCTATTTTTCTTGTAGGAATGCACTCTCAGCCTAAAATGTTAAATTTTGTAGCGGATTGTATAAACTTATGGTATAATGATACATATATAAGAATTTCTAAAGACGATGTAAGAGTTAATGGAGATACTTATATAAAGGGAGATACTGAAATAACAGGAAAAACCGATATTATAGGCGATACAACTATAACGGGACAAACTGATATAACAGGCAATCAAACGGTTAGTGGTACTTTTACAGCGAACGGAATAAGTGATTTAACAAGTGCAAACGGATATTTTACAACAGTTGACGGAAAACTTGTAACAGTTGTAAACGGCATTGTTAAAACTATTGTAGGTGCATAATGATAATAAGAGCAGTAAGAGATGATGAAAACGGAAAAGAAACTTGGCAATTTGGACAAGGTTATTCTAGTTACCGTAATGAAAAATATGCTATTGCACAAGATATAAAGACCGCTTTATTAGAATTTCAAAATGATTGTTACTTTGCTCTTAATCATGGTATAGACTGGCTAACTCGATTAGGTTATAAAAACCAAAAAGAGTTATTAGATGAAGATGTTTATAACGTGATTGTAAACCGTTATGGTGTTTTATCGGTTGAAAACTTTGAAAGTGATGTGTATGACAGAGAATATACTTGTTCTTGTTTAGTTTACACAATATTTTCAGAAACTCCACTAGAATTTAATTTTAATAATAGAGGTTAAAATGGCTAATCAAGACTTATTGAATGAAAACGGATTACAGACAAAAGATAATAATACTTTGTTAGCAGAAATACAAACAAATTTACAAAGTATTTATTCACCTAGCGGAGAGCCTATTAATTTTGATAGTAATACTCCTGACGGTCAATTTACAGAAATTTTAAGCACGTTGGGGACAGTTGTAAGAGAATTAATAACAGAAACTTTTAACACAATGTCCCCTGATAACTGTAACGGTGCTATGCAAGATAAAATGTATGCTATAAACTATTTAACACGTAAATCAGGAGCGTTTACAAATCAACCCATAGATATAACAACCGATAGAACAGTTGATTTAATCGGCTTAGACGGTTCATATAATGATGAAAACGCCTCTGCTTATGCTGTATCAGATGATAGCGGGCAAATATGGTATTTAGTTGATAGTGTAACTTTAATGGCAGGGACTACTTCTTGCGTATTTAGAGCAAAAGAAAAAGGTCAAGTAATACCAGTTATAGGCACTATTACAAAGCAAGTTACAATTATTCAAGGCGTAGTAAGTGTTATTAATAATGTAGGCTATACGACACTTGGCTATGATATGGAAAGCGATATGGATTTTAGGATAAGACGTTCTAAAAGCGTAGAGCTTGCAAGCGGTAATGAAATAGACGGAATGGTAGGAAAAATCCTACAATTAGACGGTGTAACAAGCGTAAATTCACATATAAATATTACAGGCACTACAGACGCAACAGGGACAGCAGGCCATACAATTTGGTTAATAATTGCAGGTGGTGCTAATACAGATATTGCAGAAATAATCTATACAGAGCAAGGCGGAGCGGGTACACGTGGAAATGTAACAGTACCAATTACAACAATGAGCGGACAAACTATAAATGTAAATTTTGATAGACCTACTCCGACTCCATTATTTATTAAATTTAATGCTAAAATCAAACAAGGTGCTAATGCTCTTGCAGTTGATACTGTAGGCGTTAAAGAATATATGGTTGAAAACTTAATATATCAAATAGGCGAAACCGCTAGCACTTCTGAAATAGTTGACGTTGCACAGTTAGCATTAGATGTACAAGGCGGTAATGCTTATGCTATTGATTTACAAATATCAGATGAGGACTCAACCGCAACAATAACGAGTAGTAATGTAGGCGTTACAGCTACTATAGATTTAAACAAATTTGAAACTAAAATAATGACAACTGGCTCTTATGTATTCACTTATGATGGTGATGACTGGGAATTAAACTCTGATACGGTAATATTAAGTGATTACGGTATAGAAATAACAGGAACTCCAGTAGCAACAGATACGCTAACAGTAGCTTATACGTCAAGGACTTGGAGTGATGTAATAAATACGGCAACAATAGCTAATCAATTTGTAGTAGATGTAAATAGAATATTTATAACAACGGTACAAGCATAATGGATAAAGTTTTAGAAACAATAAAAGAATGGGCTTGTAACTTAATAATAATACAGTATCGAGGCTCAGAACAAAATAAATCAACAATTAGAATGTTAGTAGATTTAATATTTGCTAATATGCTAGGCTTGCAAATGCAAGAGGATTGTTTGAATGTTGATAAGTCAAAAGGTGTATTATTAGATGTTGTAGGCTTATGGGTTGGTATTGGTAGATTTACTACATTTTATGAGGGTATTGTAAACAAACATTACGCATATCCAACTTATAAACAAATACAAGACCAGTCTTATACACCAATTCAAGTGGGTTTTTCAAATTATTTAAACTTTATAACTCTTAAAGGGATTTTTATACGTTATAGAGAATTAATATATTATGCGACAGGCACGTGGATATTATCAGACGATAGATATAGAAAACTAATTAAGTTAAAAATAATCAAAAATTCCATAAGACATACTAGAAAAAATATTGATGATAGTATATACTTATGGAGTGAGGGACACGTTGTTACGACTTGGAATGATATGGAAATAACATATACAAGCGATGATAAAGAGTATGATTATTTATTAAAGGTAGCAAACGAAAAAAATATACTATTAACGCCAAGTGCGTGTACAATTAATTTAGTATATAGTGAATAAGTGAGGTTATAATGGCAAAATTAACTAGAGTTACAGGGAAGGTATTTGGAAGTCAAGCAAGCCCTACGGGTGATGTTGATAACGGTGCTTATATTGGACAATTTGGTTCAGCACAAGCAGGGACTTATGTAGGTACAGATGACGTAGCTATGATACAAAACTTGCCCGCTTGGGAGCAAGGTTGGATTGGTGCTTGCGTAGAAGAAGACCAGTTACCGCCTCTACCTGAAAGAACGGGAGTTGATAAAGTATTATCATATCAAGAATGCTATTTATTACAACAAGGTATGCCCGAATGGGATAGTGCAACTACGTATTATATAGATAATTTTTGCTCATATAACGGTGTAATATATAAATCATTAACAGATATTAACTTAAATAATCAACCTGATACAAGTGTAGCAAATTGGGAAGTTTACGGAAAAATATCTCAATACACAAAATTCGCTATTAACAAAGGTAATGAAAATTTATTAGTAAACAACTCAAATGAATTAGCTTTTGATGTTGATAATTCTAACCCTTTAACCTACACAAACATTATGGGTGAAACAAGAACGGTAGACAGTTTATTGCCTATTGATATTTCAGCAGAGAATGACGGTACATACAAAGTAGCATTACCACAATCAGGCAATCAACCGTATTTATTTAATGGAACTGTTTATAATCAAGAAACAGAACCTACAACGCAAGTACAAGACGATATATGGATTAATCCTCAAGAACCATATACGGCTAAACAATACGACGGTGCTGATTGGCAAGACTTCAACGATGTATTATTGTTAGATAGTTCTGTAATTGTTGCAAGTGGGGTTATAAATACATTAAAACAACCTAGTTATAACTACAACGCAATAAATTTAAACCAATCTTCAAGCGGAAATATACAATTTATTCAAGATGTAAATATGGTAGATTTTTCTGCTTATATAACACTACCAACTACTTTGAATATTATTCAAATAGCAGATGACGATATAGTATTATTTGCGGGTGTTGGCGGTGGATATTTTAGAATGGTTTTATGTACTTCAACAGGAACAGAAATTGCACAATTATTTTCTATAGCAAATGGTAATACTACATATCCAATATATAACTGGTCACCAGTTATTAAAAAAGGGCAATATTTCAAAGTAACAAGTGTTGGTTCAACTACTGGCATATATAAATTTTATTTAGCTAAATAAAGGAGCAAAAAATGTATATTGCAAAATTTAATAATATTATTGCGGAAATCGCAGATACAGAAGAAGAATTATTAGAAAAAATAAAAAAAATAGTTTATACTTCAATAGAAGAAACAGAAGAAACATACGTTCTTTATAACAGTGTTTATATGACAGAAGAACAAGCACAGGAAGAACACGAAAAAGAAGAACGAGAAAGAAAAGCAAAATTAAAAATGACTAAGAGAGATTTTTTCTTGTATGTTTTGCAACCTTACGGAGTTACGTATCAAGCTTTAAATCAAATATTGAGTTCAAATGATACCCTTTCAGCTTGTTTCAATCTATGTAATCATATTTACAGATATGATGAAATGCTAATCGGTAACATTAAACCAATGTTGGAAGCATTAACAGGTGAAACCGTTGATGAACAAGAACTTATGACATTTTTAGATGAACAATTTGAATTACATAATGCACAAGACTAAAGGAGTATAAAATGAATTTTGATTTAACAACAACTGAATGGACACAAGTAACAGACTTAACTGATGATACTACATACTTTTTACAAGCTAAAACAGTAGTAGACACAATACCTTGCAACTTTTATGAAGAAACACCAATTTTATTTGCACAAAGTGTTACAACACCTACTGATGCTAAAACTGGCGTTTATGCAAGCTCTTTTAAATTTAAAAAAGTAAGTGGGATAAATATATATATTAAACAAGTTAATCCTAATACATTAAATATAGAAGTTCAAGAGGTGCAATAATGAATTATATAGATTTAACAAATGGCTTTACGACCTCTGAAATAAGTGCTATGGGTTTCCCTAGTGCAACTTACGAAGAATTAACTTTAGGTGCAAGTGGTGACACTTATGAGGCAGTACCAGCAAATGGTTATATTTATATTAATATGAAAACTGATGCCTCTGATAGAATTTCTTTACATAATCTTACAAAAGGCTATGGAGTAAGAACATATCAGCCTGCTAATACTTCAACACAATTATTTATTCCAGTAAATAAAAATGATACTTTCACAATATTATATAGTGGTACGGCTACTGTATCTGTTTTTGAGTTCTTTTATGCACAAGGAGAAATATAATGTTATATATAGAAATTATAAACAATAAACCAACAAGAGTAACAAATAATATTAAAGTAGCAGAAAATAATCATTATCAAAATATGATAACTACTGATTATGATGATTACACTTTAACAAACATTAAATATATATATTCAAACGGTCAAATAGTTTTAAATCCAAACTATGAGCAAGAAAAACAAGAACAAGAAGAACAACGTATTTTACAATTACACTTAACAAAACGTGATTTATTATTAGCGTTATATGATGATAAAGGTTTAACACCTGATCAATTAAAAGCAAATTTAAACGATAGAGCAAAAATAGAGTTTGATTATGCTGAAAAGTATTATAGATTTAATCCACTTATAGATAGCGTAGGAACGGAACTAGGCTACACTAAAGAACAATTAGATTATTTATTCGAACATAAAGAGTTTCCACAAGATTAATGAAATTACATTATATAACTATGAAATACTCACAACCAGTAAAAGAAATACCGCCATTGCATATCGGACATAAAGAGAAAAGCCGATTAAGTTTGTGGCTACTAAAAATAAAAGATAAGTTCGCATTTAAGTTTACTTGGAGATTTTAAAAATGTTTATGCAAAAAATAATTGACAAAATACTTGAAAAGAAAGCTAAAGAAATTATTGGTTATGCTAAAGAGTATATTGAAACAAATAAAGAAGAATTAATTGCTAAAATAAAAACAGAGGTTGAAAGCTACGTATTAGCACATAAAGAAGAAATTATTAAACTTGTTAAAGATGAAATAACAGATATTGTTATTAAAGCAATAAAGGATTAATTTATGGATACTATAACAGTAGACGGGAAGTGGCTAAAAAGTTTAACTCAAGCGGATTTAACTAAATGGCTACAAATACATAGACTTGATTTAGCAGGCGGTGCTACATTTACAATCGGAAAGACTTTATTAACTAAGCCTATACAATGGGCAACTAAAAAATATTTACATAAAGATGATAGTTTTTTACCTTGCCATACTGGAATAATTATTCTTTGTGGCTGTCAACTATTTATAGTTGATATTGTACCGCCAAAAGTTAAAATTACAGGTTTATTAGATTATATTTTAAATACTAACGAAGAATTTAAAATAGTTATGCGAGGTGAAAATTTTAACATCGATGTTAAAAGATTTAGTTATGAGGCTTTTTGTTGGGTTGATAGGAAATATGGTTATTTTTCGGCTGTATGTTCTGCTTTAACACTTAAAAAATATATTAAAGGTTTTGGTTTACATTGCTCAGAAGGTTTAATAAGATTATATAAAAATCAAGGTTTTTTTGAGGATATAAACTCAGATGATATAACACCTATTGAGGCGTATAACTTATTAACTTACGGGAGTATTAAATAATGCTAGGTGATGAATTAATAGGCGTTGATTATAAAGGACAAATAATTTATATGTATGAATGGGTTTATTATTTCTTAACTCATTGCAAGGGTAAACAATAGACAAAATATAAAAAATAGTTTATAATATTAGAATGTGTGCAGAAAGTATAAAAATGACACAAGAAGTAATCGATTTATTAATAAAACAGCAAGAATACATACTTGAAAAGCTCGAAAAAATAGAGAGTAATGTATCCGACTTGACTAATTTTAAAAACCGATTAATCGGTATGGGCGTTGGTTTATCTGCTGTTTTTGCATATTTATTTGATGTTTTAAAAACTTGGTTTTCAAAATGAAAGTAGCAATACTAGGGAAAAAGCCTACAAAATTAAAAGCACCGTTTAATGATAAATCTTGGGAAATTTGGAGTATAAATAAAACGGAAGATTTACCACGTTGCGATAAATGGTTTGATTTACATTTTGAGCCTAAAGAAAGTGATATAAAACGTGCTAACTATCCTTTTAAAGCCATTGAGGATATGTTAGGCGGTCATTATTTTAATAATACAATATCTTACGTTATAGCCTACGCTATTTATAAAGGATATACAGAGATTGCCCTTTATGGTATGGCATTTAATACACCTTTAGAGCGTAAAATAAAACAATATGAAAATGTAAGAGAATTAATATTTTTTGCTAAAGGGAAAGGTATAAAAGTAACTGCACCTTATGATGAAATAATGTTACAAGAGTATCCACAATATACTAAAGAATTTGTTAAAAATAGGGGTTATTAATGTATCAATTCGGGAAGAAAAGTTTAGAAAGATTAAACAATCCAAAATTACATCCTAAAATTAAACAATTAATGCTATATGCAATTAAAACATCACCAATGGATTTTACAATTATTGAAACTGTAAGAACTATTGAACAACAAAAAATAAATGTAGCAAAAGGGGTTTCAAAAACAATGCGAAGCCGACATATACCACTTACAAACAAAAGTAAACTTTGTGAGGCTATAGACATTGCTCCATATCCGATTAATTGGGGCGATATAAAAAGTTTTATAAAGCTTTCAGAACATATAAAAAAATGTGCAAAGGAATTAAAAATAAATATAAGATATGGCGGGGATTGGACTTCATTCAAGGACTATCCTCACTATGAACTAGCATAATTTTTTCTTTCATACTAAAATTTTACCTCATTTTTTACTCTGACTTTTAATTAAGTCGGAGTATTTTTTTGACAAATTTTATTTTTATGCTATAATGTGAGTGTTCATATAATACTTCTTATTTCGACAATAAACTAAATACGACAGACTGCTTTATTTTCTCCATACGATAACAAAAGACCTTAAAAGATATATTCACTCAAAGCAGTCTTTTTTATTTCTTAGACCGTACACAATCAATTTTAAGGCGGGGTAAATATAAAATAGGTATAAACTATCATAAAACAAATAAAAATTAAATTTAAGGCTATTTACAAAGCAGATTTTCATATTTTCTTATTTACTTCAATCTAGATGACACTTAATTAATTTTAAGTGTCTTTTTTTGTAATAATTTTTAATAAAGGTATTGACATAAAATTTTGTTTATTATAAAATCGGGTTACAACAATTCGGAAACAAAAATTGAATAGAGGAGTTTGGGATAAACCAGACAGAGTGCTATGTATTTTTTACGAATTGTTGTTACATAGCACTTTTTTTATTTTAGAAAGGGGAACAAAATGAAATTATTAGAATTTAAAATTTTTCGCGGTAGCAAAATAAGTATAAATCCTACCTATATTGTTGATATATATCCTTCTTATTATTTAGATAGAAAACAAACTAGTATTGAAATGTTAGGACAACAAGAACCTATAAATGTAGATTGTGATTACGAAATTGTAATAAAAGAATTTCAAAGAGTATTAGAAAATATTAAATAAAATAAATTGACATCTTTAAAAATTTATATTAGAATAAAGGGGGAACTATGACAAATATTAAAGATGAAATATACCAAAAGGCATTTAATAATGCTTTATACAAAATGCGAATAGCTACAAACTCAGTATTAATGGATAGTGAGCCATTAATGAGGACTTTGTGCAAAATATGGTATGATTTTTCAGATGAGATAAGGGGAAAGAACAATGACAAAAGACAAACAATTTAAGTTTTATGAAAATTTTATGCGAGCAATCGATATATTACCTGAAAATCAACGTGCAAATGCTTGTTATCAATTTTGCAAATTTGGTTTATATGGTGAATTACCTGATGATGAAATGCTAAAAATGTTTTGTATAGGTGTTTCAATAAGTGTTCAAAAATATCAAGGTAGTGGCGGAAAGAGAGAGGGAGCAGGTAGACCTAAAAAAAATAATCAAAATAATCAAATTAATCAAATTAATCAAATTGAACAAACTAAAACTAAAACTAAAACTAAAACAGAAACTAAAATAAAAAAAGAAAATTTATCAGCACAAGATATAAATTATGAGTTTGATAGATTTTATGCTGAGTATCCTCGTAAGGTTAGTAAGTCGGAAGCAAAGAAAAAATTTATAAATATAATTAAAAAGTCTAAAGATAGTTCTATTATTGCTAATATATTTTATGGTTTAGAGTGCTATAAAAAGTCTATTATTGCTAATAAAACAGAAACAAAATATATTAAACATCCTACAACTTGGTTAAATCAAGAATGTTGGAAAGATTATGAAAAGCAAGAACAATTTACTAAAGTTGATGAGGATAGATTAACAACCTTGCAAGAAATTGTATTAAAATCACCAATACTAACAGATAAAGAAATATTAGAAGCTGAAAAAGAAGTTGCTAAACTTTTGGAGAAAAAGAAACAATGTCAATAAGATATTTTGTAATGAAAGACGCTGAAAACGAAAATAAAGATTGCAGAGAAGTAAAGACACCTGCGGAATGTAAAAAATATAATCAAAAAGGTTATGGCGTA